CCTGTCCCACGGTCGGAGTTTGGTCGCTGTATGTGGCTTCCTCGGCAATCGCTGCCCAGGTCGCGCTCCCCATCGTCGGGACGTAACCGTCCTTGGACGAGACCCGGATGACGGTGCAAAGGGGCCGCAGCTGGGAGCCTGGGACTCCCGGGTCTCTCACGACCTGGTTAATAAATTGTTCCGGGACGAAAAAGCCGCCCTCGGCGTCGGTGTCCTCTTGCATCGCTTTGACTTCGTCCGGGCTGGCGGTCTTCCAAAACACATTGTCTGACGGGGACCGCATCCACTTCACGAAGGTGTCGGTCATAAACTGGGCCTGGTCCTTGATGTTGTCCCCGCACAAATCCAATACCCACTCAGGCTGTGCCATCGCTGGCAGACCTTTCATCCAGGACGCCGGTTTGTAGTCGCTCTTGATCCTGGCGGTGGTGTCCATCGCGTTGTATACCGCGACATCGGTGGAGGTCACCGGGATGGCGTTCAATGGTTGGTTGAACTCCCCACGGAGCTTCCGCACCTGGGAGGCGGCGGCGTCGATCTCGTCGGCATTGGTCATGGTGACCTGGGCCTCGTCAACCAATCGCCGGAAGGTATCCATCTCGCCCTGATCCATGGCCGTCTGGGCCTGGTCAAGCAATGCGCCGGCTTGGCTTCTCAGTTCTTTCGTATCCAATTTATATCTCCTGTTATCTGTTTGTTTGCAATTCAAGGCGCATCCGGGCGAGGCGTAACCGCTGGCTTGCCGTGTCCGAGGCGGTTATCAATGGCACAAGGCCGAGCATAACCGTGTCAGAGGCGGCGCCAACTGGATCGTCCGACATGGACTCGCTGGCTGGTTCGAACAAGATGCCGTCGTGGGCGCGGCAGAACGACCGGGCCTCGGTCTCTGACCATTCCTCGACTGGCATCCGGTAAGACGTTAGTGACCAATCTCCGGACTCCGCATGGCGTCCGAAAAGTATCTCCACCGACTTGCCGTCAAAGTCCCCGTCCTCGATGGTCTCGGAGGATGTCCGGAAGCGGTCGAAGGCGTCCGGCTCCAGGATGCGGCAAGCGTGGAAGTTTGGATAAGGCTTGACCTCCGGGTCCGGGGCCGCGTAACGGCTCCCCTCCGCGGCGGTCTCATATGCCGAATGGGTCGAGCAGGGCATCCAGACGGACTCCCCGTCCACCTCCATCCGGTGGGCGCCGGAGCATCCCAATGCGTCGGCCCTGGACTCGGCTTCCTCCCTGGTGGAGTAGGTGTCCGGGGCTTTGACGGTCGCCGACTTGGCGGCGATGGTTGACGTTGAAGGCGAGGCGCCGCGGATGACCGCGGAGACCTCCACCCAGTCCAGGTCGAGGATTCGCCGGGTTGTCTCTTTCCCGGCCCGGTCATAGACGACCGCGTCACCGGCTGGGAGGTTGAAGCCCACCGACCATTCCCGGATATATTCGCCGGCGATGTTGGAATAGGCTTCCTGACCGGCCTGGGTCTCCATGTTTAATTGCATCCGGGTATATAGGCGATGCTCGTCCGCGGCGCCGGTTGGCTCGGACTGGGCGAATAAGACCTTCCCCACCAACTTGCTCTGGTCGTGTCCGGCCAGGACCGGGATGGGGAGGTTGGACTTGATGGAGGCGTTGAATGCTGCCGGGTCGATGATGTCCCCGTCCGCGTCCCGGACTCCCATCGTGTTGACGTATGCCTCGACGATACCGGCGCGCTCATCTAAAACTTTGGCGTCCGAGATATAGAACTTGTTGATCATGCGGTCTCCTCCGGCTTGTAGTTCCGGGGCATCGGTTGCCAGTTCAGCGTCCCGTTGGGATGGTCATCGATGTTCGCGGCGTCCTCCACGGTATATACCTGGCCGTGACGCTCGGCGCATGTCCGGCCATACGGGTCGCCAGGGTCGATGTAGTTGTCGTCCGGGTCGCCGTCTATATCGTCGGCGCGGACGTAATTAAAGCCCTGTTCTTTGAAGAAGCCGACACTCGTCAGATTTTGCGTCCTCATTACTTCCGTTCTGGCAATCGTGCGGGCGCGGTTCTCGGTCTCGGTCAGGATGGACCGGAGGCCAGGGAATGGAGGGTCGGCGGTCGGGACTCCCCGCGCCAGTTGCGCGATGGAGTAGCCATTCTCCAGGGCGATGGTCACGCCCCGCTGGATGGCCCGGTTGGTCGTCCGGTGGATTATCGCCGCCCTGGCCGGCGCCTGGACGAGGACTGACTGCACGAAGGGCAGTTGCTCCGTCCACTCCAGAGTCCCGGCGAGGCCGGTGGCGTTGATTTGGGCGACCGTTTTCTCGCTCATCCGCTTCATGGCTTGCTCGATGATGGCCTGAAGGTCGGGTATCGCTTCTGTGAAGTCCAACCGGGCGCGATCAAAGTCCGGTGGAAAGTCCTTGGAGTCGGAGCTGGTCCGCTCCATCCACCGTCCCAGGATGCCGTCCACCCGGTTGCGGAGTCCGCGGAAGTGCCGCTGGACCCGCTTTGCCATCTGGTCGGTCTCCTCCTCCCGGTCCTCCAGGAGTTGGCGGCGTAATATCCCGGCCCGTCTCGCTACCCTCGGCGCCTTCAAGGCCGGGAGGTCTTCCCATTCCTTGAGCGTTCCGACCGGCAAAGACTCCTCCACCGGAGCGGCGCCAACCGCCACCGGGGCCGGTGAACCTTCCGGGACTTCAAAGATGGCCGATGGGATACGCCGGATCGCTCCGCCCAAGATAGCTACCAGGCCGAGTTGTTCCCTGGCTTCGTTCAAGGTCAGGATGCCGCCAGCGAATAAGCCGGTCACCCTGGAGGTCATCGCCTCGCGGTCGTCAAGACCGGAGCGCATCTCGGCCCAGTCCACGGTCAAGGTCTCGTTGCCGGGATAATCGTCAAACAGATTCCGGTTCAGATGCCGGAGGATTCTGCTGACCATCGGCTCCAGTGTCTCGGAGTGGAAGGCCATCCGGGCCTCGCGGTAGTTGGAATAAGTGCTTCGTTGGAGTCCGACGTTGGCCCCGACCAAAATCGCTGGCACTCCAAAAACGGCGCATATGCGGCTCTCGGTGAGATTGTGGAGTTCCGGGAGCGCCATGTCCTTCGGAGCGTTCGCCATCGGCTGATACTCGGCGTCCTCGTCCAGGATGGCGATGCGGTGGAAGTTGTTCCGTCCGCCAAACTGGGACCGCCAACGGGACCGGATGGTGGCGGCTTCCTCCTGGGTATTGAGGCGCCGCTTGAGTTTCAATAGACCGGACGGGACGCCGGCATTCTGAAAATAGGTTTTCGCAAAATCCGTCATGTTCAGATCGAGGTTGACGTTCCGCGCCAAGACCTGGAGGGGAGACAAGCCGTACAGGTCGCCGCCGGGATTCGGCAGCGCCAGATGACAGATGTCCTCCCGCGGGATGGAGTAGTCCTTGCCGCCGACCGTGTAAATATATCCCTCGGCGCCGTGGTCCCCGCCTATGATCCGGACCCTGTCGGGCCTGAGATGGTAGAGCGCGGACACCTTGCCGCTCCGGTTGCGTTCCTTGAGCGTGTAGGTATTCCCGGCGACCATCAGATAGGTCACCAGGGTCTCGACGAAGGAATACCAGTCGCTGGTCGGGTTGGGCTTGGAGGTCAGGTCGTGGAGGAGGCCGGAGGTTATCTCGACGGAGCCGCCGCCGGTGGCGGGAGCCTGGACGAAATATCTTGGACTGGCCGCTGAGACCGCCAGCTCACGGATGCAAGCGTGGACGATCTCAGACTTGGCGTATCCCTCGGTCGCGAAAGACTCAAAGCTGGCGTCCGGGTAGGTCGCCTGTCCAACATCATAATTGAGCGGAACGGCGACTGCTACGTCACCCGGTTCTTGCTTGCGGAGGAAGTCCCAGAAAGACAAAAGTGACCTCCACCGGCTTCGGGCGAAATCGCCTCGGACACTTGCCGGATAAGGCCACTGGGGATAAATCTAGCACATGGGTTCTGATGCCGTCAACCTTCTGGGATGGTAGGGCTTGACCCGCTTGGTGTGGCCGGTGCAATACATCAGCCCGTCCTCGTATCGGTAAGACAACAGCCGCCCGTCCCGGACGATGGTGTAGGTCACGCCGGGAGTAGCGATGGCGTTACGCCTTGCCCACCGCCGGCCAGCCTTCCAGTCCTTGGTCTTGACGGTTAATCCCATTACTCCGCCTCGTTCCGGGTCTTACATCGGGCGCAGATGATGACCGTCCCCCGCTCGGCCTTCTCGGCCAGGAGCTTCCCGCAGAGGTTGCACCGGAGTTCCTTGGTCAATCGTCCCCTTGCTCCCGGATGAATTGAGCGCATATACCCAGGAGGGCGGACGCCATCGATAGGATCGCCAGAGTGGCCGCGTCTTGGTTTCCCTCTGCCATATCCTCTGCCGCATCCAACCATACCCGACCGATCTGGAAGTATTGCTCCGGAGTCTTTGGTCCCTCGGATGTCATGGACTCCTCCATCACCACACTCCAACGCCCGGACCCGGCGCCGCGTAGCACATCGCCAGGGCGTC